GTTCCCTGGAAGAAAGCCGTGCTGCTCATCGACTGATACAGCTGGGCGAGTCATAATTACACGTTTCCCGTGTGGAATTGTTTTGCACGCCATCATTGTTTTTCCAGTTCCAGCTGGACCTGTTGCAATGACAATTGGAATGTGAACATTTTCAAGAAGCAACTGATACATACGATGACTCATTGAAACAATAAGAGTCTAGTATTTTAGATTATCATTTGTCCAGTCGTTGAATACTGTGAAACTGCTGCACTAAGAGTATTGAAAAGCTCTGGTGTGTGGCGTGTGTCGTAATTGAGTGACGTCCGAATGCCTAGGCGAGATGAATTCAAAATTGCATCTTGATTTGCTCCAATGTAGACAAATGTCCACTTTTTCATAGAGATTAAATCCTTAATGTGGTCAGCTGTATACTTTACAGATGAATTCTCCTCACCATCCGTCAAAATAATAACCATTGCGTCGTCGCTCAAATTCATCTTCAAAACGTGACCAATTGCATCGTAGAGAGCAGTTGAACCACGTGGAGTAAATACAAGTGGTGGAACATCATCAATAGGAATCTTTTCGTAAACGGTTTCAATTTCGTTATCGAAGAGACACAGTGTCATAGTTCCCCCGTACTCTTTTTGTGCATCAATAAATGCATTAAATCCACCAATTGTATCTTCACGGCAGCTGTTCATAGATCCTGAGCGATCGAGCAGGAATACACGATCCATTTAATTTACATGGCAGTGCTGTTTTTATATGCGGAAACCTGCTTCACACGACCGAGCATAAGAAGCACAACAAAGCTCAGAAGTGTTGTGAAGACGGCGCTCAGAATGTAGTAGCTGCCGCCATTCTTGGACACATTCACGAGCTGTGAGATTGTCCACCGGATGACATCAACCCATGCAATTGCAGTTGCAAAAAAGAAGCCAGTTGTTATTGCTGGGGAGAAAATGGAGACGACGTCTGCTGCTACGACACGAGACATCTTACTTTATAATGAGAAAAAAACTATCCTTGTCTGAATAAGGAATTGGATCCTCCTCTTCTTCTGACTCGTAATCATCCTTTTCTAAAATTATAGAATACTTGACCCGTGGTTCAAGTTCCTCCTCTTCCTCAATCTCTTCATCGATATCATACATAATCCTCCTTGGCTTTGTTCACAGCCATTTTGAGCGCAGCTTCTGCGGGCGTCTCTGGTTCCCATGCATCCCACTCCTGAGCACATTGATTCATCTTCATCGCATACTCATCCTCAGTTCCTGTGTACATTGTAAACTCTTCGGCGTCGTCCTCTTCGTCCTCCTCTTCCTCTTCTTCGTCTTCCTCGTCGTAGACTTCTGGGTACATGCTGCCAATCTGCTTTCCTGTGACATTTCGTGCTGCGTACATGAGACCCATTGCCATGTCCTGGCCTGTGATTGATTCACGACCAGCCGCCTTTGCGTAATGTGCTGCGAGGATGACTGACGACTCCATGACGGGCAAAAAGATGTCCATCCTAATGCATGTCAATCTTATTTTATATGGTTCCTGTCGTGCTAAATACATTCTTCAGTAGACCATCTTCGAGCCGAATGATATTGTGAGTCAGTGCATAGACTCGAATTTGTCTCGGTGATGTACTCGGAGAAAGAGTCAATGTGTGCAGCTGTCGAGTGACTGCAGACATGTCTAATTCTCCAGTTGGTTGAGCTGGGTGTTCTGGATCCAATGCAAATGAATGCATGTAAAAGTATCTGTCTGGGACACGTGTATGATTCTCAAGGCCTTGAATGATTCTCATGAACATTGGAGTTCCAAATTCATCTTTGATAATCTCATTTCCATCAAATCTAAGATTGAGAGAGACGAGTTGATCAGATCCATTATTTGTAAAGTCGTACGATGATGCTCCGACAGTCTGAATCACCCAATACAATTCCTTGACCGGCCTGGTAAACTCTGTCAGAAACGGAGTAGTACTGACGACAAGTCTCTGCATTGTGTGCGTCAGGTAGTCCATTCGAGTCTTTTTGAAATAATCTCGTTCCGCCTTTGTGACATAGACGTAATCTACAAACAAATCAACCTGAATAGATCCAGTGAAATTTATAGATGAAAATTCGTTGGTTGGTCTCAGTTTTATCCTGAATACGGGAGCAGTATCGAGTGCACAAAGAGGCAATTTTAGTTTGAATGGCATTTTTATGTAATACGACTGTAAACTAGTCGTCAGGCCTTTGCCAGTCAGCTGCTGAAGTGCAGCCTGTTTCGCCTGCGGGACTGTAAGATCATTCATAATTTCTATAGTTTCTCCGTAATGGCGTTCTAAGAGTTCATTTTCGTGTCTCAACTCTACAAAGTCAATCATACGTGTCCCTGCAGAGTCGTCCACTGTAGAGGAAACTGGCCAGGCGACACGGAGATACATTGAACCGAGAGCCACGTCACCAGCCTTTGCAATCCAAATTGAAATGTCGTCTCCAAAATGAACATCCTTTGGGAACTGGAGTCGTGTAATCTGGTGTGCAAACTGAGCAGGTACCATATTAAATTGATGGTGATATTAAAACTCCTGAAATACTTGTACCTACACCTGCAAATGTGGTACCAGACCAACACAATGAACTTATACCACTAGACAAATTGAATGTTTGTAAGATGGTCCAGTTTATTCCATCTCGAGATTGTGCAACTATATTCGTGTTGGGGATTGTATTGTCTTGATAAATTGTTACAAATAGCCCAATTTCATCCGCCCACACAATTGGAGCATTTAGAAATTGCGAAACTCCTGTAACAAAAGATGATGATCTAACCCAATGTATGCCATCTGTTGATGTGTAGAAACCATTTACGGATGATGCGACAAAAAATGATCCATTTGTACATAAAGATGTAATTTTCCCTAAATTTCCTGGTTTCCAGTTTATTCCGTCATATGAATATCGAGTGTCTGAAGAAATGTTGGCAATAGAACAAAAGATGCCTAATCCTGCACACCACGTGGATCCTAAGACGTTTGCTCCAGTGGGAATCCAGTTGATTCCATCTTTCGAAATTGCATTTCCAAGTGAAAAAATTCCCAATTCTTTCGACCAACTGTACAACTGACCAGGTATGGTATCAAAGGTTGGTGGTGTAACTGTACTCAAAATCCATTGAAATCCGTCATTTGATGTATACAATGCAATTCCTGATTGATATACGGAGAAAATTCCCAACTCACGTGACCACACAATTGTATATCCAAACCCTGTACTTGTAGGAATCAACAGTTTTTCGACCCATGTATGACCATCTCTTGAAGTGCATACAGAGTTGTATGTTGTCGCCACATAAATTCCAAGTTCTTTTGAATAGACAATGTCACCTGGATTGTCTTGCAAAACATTTGAAGATGTGACGAAATTTGTTCCATCCGTTATGTAAACTGGTCCACCCGCCTGAACAATACAAATGTTTTTCGAGACTGTTCCAGAATATCTAGTCATTTCTTGAAAGCCGCCAAATGTATCATTATTAAATTTAAATTTATTAGAAGCTATGACATTCCATGTGATTCCGTCAATTGATTCTATACACGAAGAGTAGCCTCCAGGATCAATGTTATAATCGAATAAGAGTATTTTAGAATTTACATATTGTATACAATACCATCCATGGTATAAGCTCGAAGTAAATCTCGATGTCCATGTAATTCCATCTGGTGATGTTTTAATTGTATTGTCACTTCCTCCAGCTACAAATAAATTGTTAAAAAACCCAATGCATATCCAAAAAGTACTTGAATCTGCAAATGTCCAGCATGACAAATTGGTGGAACGATATATTGATCCACCGCCAATAGCCACGTACGTTCCATTTCCAAATGCTTCAATGCTAAACAGTGATGCAGATGGTGTCGGAATAAAATTCCAAACAATTCCGTTTGTGCTCGTGTATACACCTGTCGAAATGTATTTTCCAGTAAGATATTTATTCTCTGGAGAGATGAACATCCCATTCAGGTAGTTTATGTACCATGTAGGTACATTTGGTGTTTGAGTCCAGTTTATTCCATCTGGTGATGAATATCCGTTACTTGTACAAATAATAGTCTGATCCAGAGAAGTTGCAAGAGAACCATATAAATCAGTTGGTAATCCAGTAGTATCCGGATACGTCCAATTTACTCCATCTGTACTTATGCCTACGATAGGAGGACCAGCTAGTGACGTAATTGATATAAATTTATTCTGAGCCCAAACCTTTGCAAATGAATTTGATGGATAATTTGCAACACTATACCATTGTTTTGTTCCATCCCATGGAAGAATCGGCGGTTTTGGACCGTACTGTATTGTAACATACCCATATGTATTTGAAATTGCTCCAAGGTTTGTACCACCATATGAAATTCCTCCACCTCCAGATGCACCAGACACAAGCCCTGTTACGATTCCACCCGAGTCACTTTGAATAGAGCCAAATGGAAATGTAAAGGTTGTTGGACTTTTTGTATTTATTTGGTGTACCCCGTCGAAATGCTCTGTACCTGTTATACGTACATTGTAAACAATTGGATATCCGTGAGGTTCACTGGTAGTGGCTAGTCCTAGACCGCCTGTGCTATCTATTGAGGTTATATGAATCGGGACTCCAATTGGGGTCTGACCTCCTCCAAATCCTCCAGAATAATTTCCATATTGATATGCAGAACCTGTTCCTCCACTCACAAACGACCGTGGATACGTATAAGGAAAAATTGAATTTGTCACAATTCCATTTGAATATATATTTGCACCTGGAACAAGTGTACCTGATCCAGATGTTCCCCCAATTGCAGTCAAAAGAGGTGTAGTTCCGGACATGACATACGTTCCGCCTCCTCCACCTGCAGTGATTGTAGATGGGTGTGAAAGAGATGTTGGCATCTGACCAACAAGAATCGATACAACTTGACCCTGCGTCAGACTAAGATTTGCTGTGACGACATCACCAGGGAGAGTACTCGTTGCTCCAGCTGCAGTCACTTTGTATGTACCAGTTTCTGGAACAATCCATTGTTGAATTCCATTTTGGATTGAAAAAGTATCTGATGCCCAAGGATAGTTTGCGTACGTTCTGTTTGATGCAGGTCCAAATTGACCAAATGACCCCAGTGTCGTAAAGGTGAACATTTTCTATTGTATACAAAGAAGTTTAGTTGAACATTAAACCACCAAATCCATTGTTAATTGCAAGAATGTTGTAGTTTCTGGCCCAAGCACTTGCCACGTCGCCTGTAAGAACCTGGTCACGAATTCGAGAAAAGTTGATTGTCCCGTTTGGAACTTCTGATTCTGGGTCAAATTCAAAAGGAATGACTGAAAAGTTTCTCACAGGCATTGCCGTGTGAGTTTCAAAAGGATGTATTATGGAAAGAAGAGTTTGAGTTCCAATGTCATCCGTCACAATGTTTTCGCCATTTGTCAACCCCAGGGTACTTGAGTTGGTTAAATTTGAATAGGTGAATGTGCTTGTGACAATTCCATACACCCACAATTCCTTTATTGGTCCCCTTAGATCTAATTGAGTCGGTGAATAAATCTTTTGTGTCTGTACAAAACCTACAAGTGTATTTCCTGGTTTCGTCTGACCAGTCTCGTAGTCTGCAATGATACTTCCTTGAAAGCCTATCGAAGACAGAGTGTATGGATCAAACCGAATGATGGGTGAAGCGCTTGTAGAATCATTTGTAAACATGTATACGTACCGTGGACCATATGCAAAAATCTTGGGACCAGTCAATGGAACTGGTGAAACTCCTGTGTTTGAATAATAAATTGTCGACACTGTATCTACATTTATTTGATACACTGACGTGCTTGTTTGTGTAGTGCTTGAGCCGTATATAAACTTACCAGTAGTCTGCAAATTTCCAAGTGTACCTAGACCTGCTGGGATAACATTTGGATATTTTTTCAGAAATAATCTAGTTCTTGAATCGTATGAAAGTAAATTGACGGAATCAATGACAAAATAAACCACGTGACCGACAACAATTCCAGATGTTATACTTGTTCCGTAGTCTGAATAATTTTTTGGACTAAATGCCGGAAAAGTAGTACAAGAGTACAATGGATCAGTAGATGTACCCGGGATGAGAATAAGCTCGTGTCCAGTGTACACCATTTGGTTTAGGCTCTTCAAAGACGAATTGACATTCAGTGTAAAATCATACGAGAGATATCCAACTTGTGATTCAAAATCTGTCGTCGTATCGTATTGTGTTATAACGACATTTCCTGTCAATACATTACTTTGAGCGTAATATATGTGCGTAGAGTCTGCGGTAATGCTCCCAGTTCCTGGTCCAACTGGATCAGAAGGGTGATTATGAATTATATTAGTATTGTTTCCAACTAGTAAATCTTGAATCGTCAGGCTAGAAATGAATCCATCATTTCTCTGAATGTACACTACATTAAATCGAAAGCAATCGCCAAAAATACTCGTCCCATCTAGCAAAGAACATTGTGAGATTGGTACGTAGGTATCATCAGTTGTATTATAAGTAAGTATAGATCCATTAAACCCAATTAATATAAGATATTGTTGATAGGACAATGATACTTTGATGTTAAATTGTGCAGGTATAACATTGTATGATTTTGAATCATTGAAAAGACCATTTCCAGAATTGAGATTAAATGATAAATTTTGATAATCATCAAAGTCAATTTCAACCGACAGATTTTGGTGAGTAAGTGCACCAATTGGTATATTTTTTGTTCCGAGAGGTAATTTCACATAATATTCTCTTGGAAATGTAGATTGCGTCTGATCAAGAGTACCGTTTGTAAGTTTTAAAATCGCCTTGTTTTCATACGAAACGGTCAAGTCATTGAAAAGTTCAATGTATTCTCCGTCAAACTGGTTTATGAGTTGTTTTCCTACAAGGATACGAGCACTCTTAATCAGCTTGTTTGCGACAGAATCAACATATGTTGAAGAACTTGGAGGAAAGTATCCAGGTATCCAACCGCTCTGCTGAAACGACCACTGAGGAACAATTGAACCATTTACAAAAGAATACGTCAACCCTTGGCGAGAATCAAACCCCCAAAATGCTGCATCAGCTGAACTAGTAAATGATATACTTGAATAAACTGGTGAAGAAAAGACAAATGGAACTGAAACACTTAATTGGGACACCACAACTTGAAGCCATAAATCTGCATTTGTCGTTGAAAAGTAGTTGGTTATGTTTGTAGGAATTACTGCCAAGACTTTTGCAGATCCGCCAGTAGAAAATCCTGTTACACCTTTTGGGTTACACGTAAATGAATCTGGTGTTGGTACACCTGAAACTGTATAATATCCATCTAAATTTAAAAGACCACTTATAGTTCCTGTTATAGAAACATTTGAACCTATTGGAAACCCATGAGTTCCGACTGTGTTTGCTGTAAGAGTTGTGTCACTCGCAATTACTTTTACAATCGGAATGTTTACGTAAACCTTTGCATTCGATGTATTTGGGTATACAAATTGACCAGGTGTAATTGAATAAATCGGGGGAAGAGTAACACGTAATGTCAACCCAGTAATGTAATCACCACTTGTAGGAATTTCACAAATACCAGTCGTGCCAAATGTCGTCCCTTGAAATTGAAATGGAAGTTCAATAGATTGTCGAGCCTTGTCCTCTTTTTGTGTCTGTACAGTGTCAAAATATGTTCTATTTGGGCGTCCTGTGAACCACCGATCCATTTACTAATTATACAATTGAAAATGTTTTGCGTATTCAAGCCTTGATAAAAATAGAGACGAACATCAGATGGCAACCCTTCAGCTGAAGAAGTTTGATCCAAGTAAAATTGGTGACGACAAGGTTTGTGTTTTTATAGGGAAACGAGGGACTGGAAAAAGTACTCTCGTCACAGACATTATGTATCACAAGCGTCATTTGCCGTGTGGTATTGTAATGTCAGGGACTGAGGATGGAAATCATTACTATAAACAATTTGTCCCAGATTTATTCATTTACGGAGACTATAACAGATCTGCAATTGAAAAGGTTTTGGAGCGACAGAAAAAGATTGTGAGTACAGGAAACAAGGTGGGTGCATTTTTGCTTCTTGACGATTGCATGTACGATAAATCATTCATGAAGGATACATGTATTCGTCAATGTTTTATGAATGGACGTCACTGGAAAATCTTCTTTTTGTTGACAATGCAGTACTGTATGGACTTAACCCCCGATCTTCGTGCAAATGTAGACTATGTCTTTGTCTTGAGAGAGAATGTCATACAGAACAGAGAGCGTCTGTACAAGGCATTCTTTGGAGTTTTTCCTACATTTGACATGTTTTGCCAAGTGATGAATTCGTGCACAGAAAATTTTGAATGTCTGGTTTTGGACAATACGAGCAAGTCGAATAAAATTGAAGATTGTGTCTATTATTACAAGGCTCCTATACGCAAAGGGTTTCGGATAGGGTCTGATGCACTCTGGCAATTTCATCAAAAGAATTACAATCCAAAGCATGTAATTTCTGGTACAAGTACAGCCAATGATAAAAAACGTTCAGCCTTGACAATTAAAAAAATCAGTTAAAACAAATCACCTAAAATACATCATGTTGGAGTACAGAGTTATTCACCTCCCAGATGCAATTCAACGTATTGAAAATATTATAACCATGGAAAAGAGACTTTTAAAACCAGTTCGTATATTTGAAGCACATGGTCCAGAGCCTCGTGAGGGTTTTCATCCAGGTGAAGTTGGGTGTTACAAGAGTCACAAAGCGCTCATGGAATCGGTAAGCAGTATACCAGGGTACACTATGATTTTTGAAGATGATGCTATATTTCCAGAAAATTTGAATGCAATTATAGAATCAGTCATACAGTACTTTCCTGAGTTTGATATTTTATTCATGGGAAATCTCGATGCAAATCGTGGAACTCAAGTTTTTGAAAATGTATTTCGTCTAGATCCAAATAGGTATTGTACAGGGACGCAGGGATACATTGTAAAAAATGAAAATACAAAGACTATTACAAGTCAGCTGAAATTTAAACGTGCTATTGATTTAGAAATTCCAGATTTGATAAATGAAGGAAAAATAAATGGCTATGTATT